CAAAATGCTTGACCTGGATTTCGGCTTTGATGCGGAGGAGGTCGGCTGCGAAGCGGGCAACTTCGTCCTGTCGCTTTTTGATTGAGATGGAGGCGAACTTGGACTTGATTTCCTGCGCCCCGAGTGTTTCTGAGGCCTTGGTAGCGCCTCGAACAATGTCGCTGATCCCTGTGAGCTCATAAATTTGCGCCTTAATGAGGTCCCTGTTCTGGATGAGCTGCGTTAACGCATCCACCACCACGTCCAGGGGAAGCCAATCTATATTGCCCTTGATGCCGCCCTTCTCGGCAAACATAGCCCAGTTATCCACCGGGATGAGCTGGTTGTCGAAGCCTTCTGTGAGCATCCGTGAGATGCCGGAAGCGGACTGGTCGTACACACCGACGACCTTACAGGCCTGGATCAGCATGGAGACACGATTGTTCACCGTGTCCAACTCCGAGTACTGGTCCTGGATCATGTAGTAATCCGGGCGGGGGACAGTATTGGACGTTGTGATGTTAGCCAGCATGGGCTTCGGGCAGGGCTCAAATCCGACCAGTTTCAGCGGGTCAGGCTTGGTATCCAGGATGGACTTGTGCCCCTTGGAGAACCAGATCACTTCCCGCTTCTCTCTGTCCCATATCTCGTAGATGCAGGCCTGTTTGATGGCCATGTGCTTCGGCGTCGTGCCGGGGGTGGAGCCGTGGGCGGGGAGGGAATCCACCTTGAAGTCCAGGGGGATGACCTTGCCGATCTTCTCACCGAAGCGTTTCACCAGGGCATCCCGGGACATGTAGACCTTCTTGCCCACCCAGCGGCGCTCCTCCCAGGTCCGGCAGGGGGACCAGAGGAAGTCTTGCCAGTACACGTAGTCCACGCATACTCGCTGGTCAGTGATCTTCTTCAGCGGCTCGTAGTCCTTGGGCGGCTCCCCTTCACCGTCATAGGGTATTTCAGCAGTGTCAGTCTCCAGTCGCAACCAAGCGGCAGCGAGACCAGGGATAAGCCGGTCCTGGACAGCACTTCGCATTGTGGCGTCAAAGGTGTCGCGAGGATCATCGAGGTCTTGGGTGATCGAGCGTTCGATGATGAGCCCCGCAACGCGAGCCGTGTCATCTTCGTAGTCCTTGAAACGCCGTGTGACCGCAGGCTTCGGGAGTTGCGCGTAAAGCGCAGACTCCATGATATTTGTGTTCGCATAGTAGATATTGAACCACTTGTTCTGGGCGTCGAGCATATCCCGCTCGTCCAGGAAGCGCCTGTTCACCTTTCTGCCACGGTTGTGAAATTCCTTGAGCTCAAGTTCGGCCTGTTTGATCTCCTCCTCCCACCTTTCGTAGGGGGTGAGCTTCTTGTCCTTCAGGGACTCAATGGTTGCGGAGTTATCGGCCATTACATCACTCTCCTTCGGAGGCCACGGTTGCGGTCCTCATGGTCTTGGAACAGATTGGCCATGTTGTATTGGCCGGGAGCGTTATGCTTCTTAGCACGTTCTTGCTGTGTCCTGATGGCGTCGGGGGACATATCAGCCGTACCTAGTGTGCCGAACTTGGGGGCAGCAACAACACCCATATAACCGAACGCATCGGCATAGTCCGAGCACCAGTCGTGGAGGGGAACATCCTTAAACATGAGGGTGTTGTCGTCCCACTCGCGGCGGTAGCCCTTGAGGGCCTCCAGGAGGTCCTCACTGATCTCCTCGTCAAAGTGGACACGGGGGAAGATGTTGCGTGTGGCGGCGATCCGATCCCGGACCTTGTGATTGGGGACGATCTGAGGCCGGATGTCGTTGTCAAGGAACTGCTCAATTATGGACTTGCCCGTTTGGAGGTTCTTGGCCTTGGCGTCATGGGGGAGCCATACGGACCCTAGGTCAGCTTGACCTTTGAAGAGTATAATCTTGTCGATGTGGTAGAAGATGTCTTTTCCGTTGGTGACATCGACGTTGACGATTCGGATTGTGCCGTCTGGGCCCTCTTGCCAATATATGGCGACGGTCGCATCTGTGAAGCCCAAGTCAAATACCACATGAGTTGGGAGATTGGGATCATATAGTGAGGGGCGGACACGGGATTCTGCGAAGACAAGGTTGATTTCTTCGGCATATATTGCTCCCTTCAGGGCAGCGTCAAACGAACACTCGTACTCCTGTGCGAACTCCTCCGGGTCCATGTCCTTGCGGAGGGCCTCCAGCTCAAGAGGGTGCATCAGTCCGCTGATTGAGGCTTTTAGAGTGAGATTGAAGTAGCCCTTGGGGTCCTTCAGTGCTTTCTTGTATTCCGCATAAAACAGGTTCTTCCCTCTGGGGGTGGAGGCAAAAACACCCCACCCGTTCCGATCTGAAAGAGCCGGTCTGATAATGGTGGAAAATACTGACGGACGAAAGAGCGCGTATTCATCCATAACGGCGCCATCAAGGTACATTCCCCGTAGTGAATCAGGATTATCAGCCCCGAGGCAATATATCGTCCTGTCTCCGTGGAGGGTGATCTTGAGCTCCGACTCAGAAGGCGGCTTAGACAGGTAAGGTTCAGCATAGTCCTTGAGGTATTGCCACGCAATCCGCTTCGATTGGGTAAATGTGGGGCCAATATAGGCCAACTGAGGCTTACGGAGTTGGTTCTGGAGGGCACCGACAATAATATCGTTTGTGAGGGCCACCGTCTTGCCGGCTCTGCGGTGCGTATTCAGGACAGCCCACCGTTGCCGCCTGTTGTGGAAGCTCAGGAACTGCTGACGGGGGACATACTCAAGCACTGGGTTTGTCCGATTCAGGGTTGGGGACTATGTCAGTCACGTCATTGTGGGCGTAGGACAGGCGGTCAGGGGAGGCCCAGCTGATTGTGACCTTAATATCTGTCTTGGTGTTGACCTCCGCGGTGGCGGGGACCAATTTTGAGTAAAGTGTGTAGAATTTGGTCGGGTTTTGGTCAGCCCATAGGGCCAGGCGGGGGACCCCACCGATCATATCGAATGCTTGTTGGAAGGCTTTAGCTGCCTTTGAGTCCTTCAGGACGTGGGGGAGGGAATCCCCAATGAGCCCACGCTCTAGAAGGCGGGTGAGCTCGGGAGACATGGCCAAATCCAGTTGCTGAAGGAGCAAAGGGGGGCCATTCTCTATCTGGTCCAAGAGTTGTGTGAGTGCGGGGTCTTTCTTGGGGGCATCCATGAGGGCTATTATAGGGCCGGGGGCGCTGGAAGTAAAGGACATGTGTGTGAGAATTTTTCTGTGCAGGGTGCTGGGAATCATGTGTGGGTGATTTCTTGTTCTCACCACACCAAAATGCTGTTCTCACGCGGATCGCGGTCCACCCCCCATATCCCCCCTACCCCGCCCCGCCGATTAATTTTTCCTATGGGGAAAAGCGGGCCGATAGGCAAAAGCTATCGCGTAGGCAAAATAATACCCGAGTACTACTAGTACTCGGGTATTAGAAACGGGAGTACTACTCCCTAGGGAGTAGTAGTACTTTTATTTCCGGCGCGACTTCCGGCTAGTACCTTCGTTCGCGGGGGTTTCGCCCTCTAGTACTTCCGTTTCCGGCTCGACGGGCGCGACCTCGGAAACTACTACTTCCGTTTCCGGCGCGACTTCCTCGCGAGCCGTTTCTAAAACGATAGTATACGCCGGATCGTCTTTATACGCCCGAAACTCCTCGGAAGTAATAGGAAAGAACTCGCGGCGCGACGTATCGCGAGCTTCCGCCGCCTCTTTAGTAAGATAGTAGTAAAGATGAAACTTTAGTACGCCGCCCGCGTTTTTAACGTCGCGACCGGACGTTACGGCCGAGCGAAAGACGCGGAGGCCGTCTACCTCTACTCGGGCTTCGTTCGACTTATCGAGGGTCTTAATAGGGTCTTTATAGGCGAAAGGGGAAACGACGCGAACGACCGAACGGTTACCGTTAACGAAAACTTTTTTCATAATCTTACTCTCTTAACTAGGGAAAACCCCCTAGGCGGGCGCGGGGAAAACCCCCTAGGAACTAGCCTCTATCGGCTCCGTTTCCGTACCTCTATTATAGGGGTTTTTAGGTGATTCCGTCGCTTTCGCCATAGGAATTTTCTATAGGAGCCATAGCTGGAAGCTATCGCGAACAGGGAGAAAATCGGGTATAATAGAGGATTCACCGCGTCCTATCCATAGGGATTCACTATCAACGCAAGCCTCGCAATAGACACAGCCTATCATAGGCAACAGCTATCAGCCTGCGGCTGCGATAGCTGCGAGCTATGCGCTGGTTGCTGCGTGCTGCGTGTGCTGTTTTATGGCGCAGAGTCAGTTATGGGGCAGTGACAAACACACGCTGTGATGTCTGTTTAACCCAAAATTTCATGGAAAATCCTGTGTTTTGTGGGGGGGAAACATGCGTGATGCCAGAC